GCAGCGCAGGTCGTTATGGCCGAGGCTAAATCTGAGCATACGATCACAGCGACGTGGCGTCCGATCCTGATGCTAACGATCACGGCTATCGTCGGCTGGAATTATCTGTTAGCACCAATTGCGACGGTGATAATCAACTACGCGCTTGGGCAGCAAGTGGCTCTTAGCATCCCGCTGCCGGACGAGCTTTGGAACCTGCTGATGATCGGCGTTGGCGGTTATGTGGTCGGTCGATCAGGCGAGAAAATAGCCGGAACGCTCAAAAAATGATCGGCAACTTTAGCCGTTGCTTTGAGTGGCTCATGGAGCATGAGGGTGGCTTCGTAAATCATCTCAGCGACCCCGGCGGCATGACTAATTGGGGCGTCACCAAAGCCACATATGAGCGCTTCACTTGGCGAGACGTGACGGAAGCCGAGATGCGCTCGCTCACACAGGACGACGTGCGGCCAATTTATCAGCAGATCTATTGGGACAAGGTGCGCGGCGATGATCTCCCGGCTGGGGTTGATTGGTGCGTGTTCGATTTTGCCGTCAACGCTGGCGTATCCCGCGCCATCAAGATGCTGCAAGCCGCGTCTGGCTCAGCGGCAGACGGGATCATCGGTCCAAACACTTTGCTGGCGGTTGAACGTAATGACCCCGAAGCGCTGATCTCTAACTACTCCACGATGCGACAGGCGTACTATGAAAGCCTGACCGACCTGTTCAAGACGTTCGGTCGGGGCTGGACGCGCCGCGTAGAGGAGACGCGCGAACAGGCCATGCATCTAGCTCAACGCTGAGTTCTGCCTCATCCAGCGGCAAAAATATGGTGTGGAGCGAGTGATCCGTCCACTGGTGCGGGATTTCTATGGCCAGTAAATAGCCACGCTCGTACTGCTCAATCGCTTGCGCAATCAAATGCATCACGTCCGCAATGTGCAGTTCCTTGCAGCACAAGCTCTGGACTTGATGATAGATGCTGTGCAGCGTCTCATGTCGTATCTGCATTAGTCTTTAGCCTCCCAGTTCCAGACTATAACCCGCTTCGATTAACAGTCTATCTATGTGCTCCATTATTTCGTCGGCATCGTACTCGGAAAAGTCCATCAAGTTGTCGCGAGCGGCCACCCAGACTCGCAATCGGTCGTATGCGGAAGGAGGGCGCTTCATATCATCGCTTGTGAGCCCCGCCCGGATAGGGTCCGGGATGCGGGCGCTCTTCTCATTGGTCGTCATTTTGTTCCTTTCCAGCCTTGCCCGCTTCAGGCGGATTGCCTAAGCCGAACGCCAGCCAGCCCGGATCGACCCGCAATCCGGCAGCCAGCAGCGTTAGTTGATACAGTTTAGGCCCCATCTTGCGAGCCCGATGACATGTCTCCGGGGCAACCATCTGCGTGATCGCCTGTCGAGAAAGCGTAGTCGCGCGGGCGGTGTCGTGCTGCGAATAACCGCGGACATCCATAGCCCGCTGCAATCGCTGGCGGAAGCCGTCCATGACCTCCAGTCGATCAGTCATGCTGTAACACTCCGACGATCTGCGGAAACACGCGGGCGATCTGTACCGCGCACGCCGCAGCGATCTCGCGATGCTCTTTCTGGGTCTCCGGCCCGGTGCGCAGTTCGCAATAGTGAAGCCACGACCGGATCGAGCCGCTCATAAATATCGTGCTGCGCGTCAACCCCTCCGGCAGGATGGCGCGGGCCTGTTCTTTGGCAATGCCGCGCTTCAACGCCTGGTCGTATATCTCAAACGTGCTGCCCATGACGGCCCGCTGCTTCTCGACCCACCAGTCATCGAGTTCCGGGTCGGCGTTGGGCAAGCTGTTCTGCCGGTTGGTGTAGTCCTGTAGCCGCGTTTCTCGCACGGCTCCGGTAGTCTCGGTCGCGCTGTACCGCTGGCTAAATTCCTGAAAAGAAAAAGATTTATGTCGCAATGTCTGGCGGATGATGTCGCGCGTGCTGGTGATTTTCATGGTTGCCGAAACCATTTCGAACGGCGACCAGTGCTTGTGCCGGATCAGATAGCTAATCAACTTGTCGTTGCCTTTGCCCATTTCCGCGGATGTCGGATTACTCACGCGGGCATAGTAGGCGATCTGGTCGCCAAGCGTCTCATCAGGCTGTGCGCCGATCCGGCGACTGTAGCCAACCAGCTTTACTTCGTCGTGCATCGTGTCCACTCTTCTGCAACCGCATCTGCATCTTCGCGGCTAGGCGCGGTCACGCAGCTAAGGATGTTGTTGCCCTCGCGGCAGACGACCGAATAACCTTCCAGGCTGAAGTAAATTTCCGCCGTTCGGTCGGCCTCAAGGCCGTAGTAAGTCGTAATTATCCCTGTCATGACGACGCGATCTCCATCGCTAGGACGCCGGCCTCGCGGAACATCTGGTTGGCCGTCGCGATCTTGTCGGCCCAGCGCATCAGGAATGCCCGATCAGCAGGCGGATAGAAGACCCGGTCAATGCCGGACTGGATGATCAGACCGCAGCAATGCGGGCAGGGTGGATGCGTCACATACAGCGTGCATCCCGCCAGTGACACGCCATGCCTCGCGGCTGTGGCGATGCAATTCGCCTCGGCGTGCGTGATCATCTCCAATTTGGTTTCGCGGTTCTCGTATCTGTCGGGCGTGTCCACGACGCCTTGCGGCATACCGTTAAACCCGGTCGCTACTTGCCGCCGATCTTTTACAGCTACGCACCCGACCTTTGTACTGTCTTTGGACATGCTGGCTGCAAGCACTGCCATCGACATCCAGTGAGCGTGCCATCGCGGGCTTGTCTCGATGCTCATCGTTTCCTCCACTTAGATTTCGGCCCGACTTTCTTGCGGTGGTTGAACGGCGCAGGCTTGGTGCGCCGCTTTGGCTTGGGCTCCGGACGCCACGTCACTCCGACGCTAGCTTTCGTAGCCATTTCGGCATCTCCTCTCGCTTGACGTACACAATCTCTCGATGCTGTTGGCACCAGACACCGCCTTCACCGGCTTTCCTGTGGCAATACTCTACCGATGGCGGATGACCCCGGTCGATCCGCTTGACCCATTGGCACATGCGCGTCTTCGCCTCTGTGTTCTTTGGCGGGGGTGTGACGTATGGCAGATACTTCTGCCCTTTCTTATTCTTCAGGCCCATGCGGTAGGCCACGCCAATGACCGCGTTGTCAGTCATTTTATGTCCGGCATCAGACAGGTTGCGGACGATTTCCCCAATAGTGCGGCCCCTGTCGTATCCCTCACTGATGATCTCGCGCACGGTGTCGTTGTGCCTGCGCACGGCGTCAGCATTCACAACGCGCCTTGGCAAATCTAAGGAGCGCGCCTTGCGCACCACGCTGTCGCGGGTCCGCCCCATGTCCCTCGCGATTGCGCTGGCGGTGGACCCAGGCGCAAACCACATGCGTTCAAGGTGTTGGGCTTCTTCGTCAGTCCACTTCATAGCACAATTATCCCTCGGTGCTTGAACGGTATGACCGAGATGAGCCCGCGTCGCTCGGCGACTTTGGTGCGCTGATGCGCGGCCTGCCTGCTGATGCCCATATGGTCGGCAATCTCCTGTAACGTCGGCGCACGCTTGTCCGGGTCCTGCTCTTGCAGCGTTCGGATGGTGTCCATAAGCGTGTCAGTGTCTACTCGCATAGGCGTATCCCTCTCGGCTCGTATGGTTTCACGGTTAGCTTGCCCTTCCGCGCCAGCGCGTGTACGCGCCGCCCGCAGGACTGTCTGCTGATGCCAAGCCGTCTTGCCAGGGTGGCAATTGTAGGCGGAATGCCATCGCTTTCACCTTCCGCCTGCTCGTAAAGGAATGCAAGAAATTCTTGCTGCTTGGCGGTCAATTTTTCATCGATTGCCCCTGTCATCTATTCCTCCATCTTCAACGTGAGCGTGCTCTGGCGCACCGCCCGTGCGGGCTTGGCGGGCGTGATCTTTTCCGGCTGCGCCTTGTAATTACGCATGGGCCATGCCACGCGGTAACGCGAATTGCCGACGGTCCCAATTGCTTTTGTGTGTGCGCCCATGGCGTCCTTGATTGCGGCTTCTGCGGCGTCTATGCGGGCTTCCATGTCCTGCTTGACTGCACGGGCAGCGACCAGGTCTTCGAGGTGCTTGCCCAGCTTGAGCACGTCTAGGTCAACGGTCGGCAGGTCAGCCTCGCCCGTTGCATATGCTGCATCGGCATCGGCGCTAGTCTCGGCGGGATACCAATCCGGGCCTTCCTTGCGCGCCTCAAAATCATTAACTGCTGCGGCGATCTCGGCCTGCATGGCCTTGTCCGGCCCGTACACAAACAAGCGCAGTTCAATCCCGCGGTACAGGACGGCGATGCAGCCCCACTTGTAGCCGGTCACCATAAGCTGGGCCTGCAATTGCAACGGGCCGCGATGCGCTGCCGGCTCATCTTCGGGCATGTTGCTGGTCAGCTTTGCCTCAAGCACGCCTGGGCCGTCAAGCATCACCGGCCCCTGTCCTATGACGCGCAAACCCCTGATCCGCCCGGTCTCGCATGCCTGCCCGGTGCCGCTGGCGCTGCCGTCCAGGCTGCATGCCAGCGCCAGTGTGGGGTGAAAGAACGGCTCATCGTGGTCAAGCCGCACGTCCGCCAGGCCAAGGCGCTGCGCCGCTTCGCTAAGGATCACCGGTTCCAGGGCATTGCCCCAGTCTGCTGCCTCGCCTGGCGTAAATGGTGCCGGCGGCTTGCCGTTTAGCGTCGCCACGGCGCGCGCGAGCAATTCATTGCGCGTCATATATGGGCTTTGCCCTAGCAGCGCCGGGATTACCGACGCGCTGACCATGTGATCTGGGGTGAGTTTGCCTACCATGGTAGTGTTTCCTTTTGCATGGTGGTTGGAGAAAATGTTTATGGCTTGCTACGCAAGTGCGCTAGCGGCCCCTGTCCTATGCGAGCTTGCCAGGGCATTCCGCACGCTTGAGGCATGCCATGCACCGCCACGGGCTGTGGGTATGGCGCGTCGATTTAGGACCGCGGCCACCTCTCGCAATGATAGTCCGGCCCGCTGTAGCTCCTGTGCCAGCGGCAC